TCTAAACACTTTAACCGGCAGCGCCAGGGCGCTCGCCGTCCCAGGTCCGGCCGGGTACAAAAGCGCGATAATGGCACCCACCAATGCCATCTCGACGTCCGAAAGATCAGCCATGGCGCCTCAACAACAATTATCGTCCTCGCGGCGTGAGCGCAAATACAAATCCCACTCGCGCTCAAGTTCAGGCTTGTTGCCAGCCCATTCCAAAACGCCCCAACTGTTGCGCTTCAAATCTGTATCGGGATCGAACCCATGGCGCACGAACATGTCCCACCGATCCAGATAACCACGCTTCTGCTTGCTGCCGTGAAAACGGTGCTCTATAATACCGGGAACCGACGCAATTCGACCGTTCACGTAACGCCGGGCGCGTTCTTGCCACCGCGACAGATGCGCACGATACGCAGCGCTGGTACCCGCCGGCCAACTCCGTTCCACCTCGCCCACTAAAGCCAGGGCCATATGGTGATCGGCGCTACCCATCCCGCCAAGTTCGAACAACCCGCCGGTCCAGTCCAGAAACTCCCGCCGGCACGCCCAGAAATACCCGCTATGCGGATATTGCTCATAGCCGCCGTCAAACGCCCAGAAGTTTGGCCCCCGCGCCACCAGCGGCGCGCCAACCTGGTACTGGCCGCAGAATGCCGTGTGAACACCTATAAGGGCGTCGTTCGGCCCAAGATCCAGCGCCGTTGTCCAGGTTTGAATGACACGATAGTTCTGTAAATGCTCCACCGCCTCCCGCGCCCAATCGGCCTTGCGGTGCCAGATGTCGGCATCACCCCAGGCAATATATTCCGCATCCGGCAGTCGCCGGATACCTTCGTTCACGGCGCATTCCTTGCTCCACGCCCAGCTATCCGCACGTAAACCTACGTGATGAACATGCGGCAGGTCACACGTGAAGGCGCGCCTGCCATACTGCACCTCAACAACCGTCAAGCGTGCGCCAGAGTCCAGAATATGTGTTACCCAATCGCGGTAGTTCCGGTCAGTCGTCTGCCACCGCAGCGGATTGAATCGGGCCGTAACAACGTTAAGTTGGTCCGCGCGCATGCGCCGCCTCCAATTGCCGTGTCCAAGCGGACCAGCGGTTTGTCCGGGCGAGCCATCTGAATGGAAGGGCGGTCAGGCCGCCACTTCGCGTACCGATAACCGCACGCCCATGGCACTCTGCTCGGCAGCGCCAACAACAAAAAGCCGCCCCGTATCGTCGCCCACTACGTCAGCCACCTCAGGCATTAGCGGCGGCATTGGCAGCAGAACCGACCAATTTCCAAATCGTGTCTCGGGCAGGCTGCCGGAAATCCGTGTAGATACAGAAACGACGCTCGCCGGCCACCCGTCGAGAATTGTTTCGGCGGTCTCGGCAACCATGCCGCTATAGCCGCCGGGGATGACGGGCGCCGGTCGTTTGATGGTCAGAAGGCGGTTCGTCAGGACGCACTGCACAGGCAGCAATGGTGCTTGCGCCGCCACAAAATAGGTCCGGGTCGAACTGACCATGTAGTCGCCCGGTTGCGTGTAGCCCGCGTCAAATATCCCCCACCAAACCGCATCGCCCATGCGGCCAGGCCGGCGGAACAATCCATCGCCGGCATTGAACGCGGCAAACAGCTTGATAACCCGGTTGCGCGAACTCAGCGGCGCAAAGCAACTCCTCGGTCGATAGACAATGTAGGGCATACCGATCCGCCGCGCCGCCACCCCCATCCCGCGGCTGATCCTGTCCTGGAGTGCGCTGCCATCCATCAAACCACCCAACTCAGCCCGTTCTGGCCCAGCCCTTCGCCAGGCGGCACCCCCAGGAAGGCGCATAACCGCCGGCGCCAGCTATCCAGCAGCCGCAGCCGATCCGCCACCTCGTTGCGGTTACGCGTCCAACTCGCCGCGCCGTCGCTGTCCAGGTTCTCGCTGGCCATAGGCACCGCCGGTTCCAGCACCGTCAGCGTGTTCAGGTAACTCAGCACCACCTGTTCCTCCTCTGGGGAGAGGTTGTCCATCCGATATTCCAGCGCGCCATAAGCGGAAAAAAAACGCCATCCCATGTTGCCGTCTGGTGCGGCGCCATAGGCAGGATAACCGCAAAATCGGCGCACATCGGTCTTCTGCTGGTCGGTGAACATTGGACGGCGCGCCTACCCAATATGCTCGATCATAACGGCGCGTTTGAAGTTGGCGTTCGTTGCAGTCGGCACAGTCAGATTAGTCGTGGTCGTGTCGGATGGCGCGCAAAACCCACCGATCCAATACCATGATTGCGCAATAATCTGCTGTAGCCGGTCCAACGGCTCGCGCGTCACCATGCAAACGCCGTCAACCATCGAGACAATGGAGTCGCCCGGCGCCACATCCTCCGCCGCCATGCCGGCAAAGTCGCCTTCGATCAGCGCGCCCTGTCCCACCACGATCGGCCGGCGCACCATCGCACCAGGGATGGCCGGATATGGCTGCACGTAAGCCTCGGTTGTCAGCACAAACCGCAAGCCGAGAAAATCGTTCACCACGCCCTGTCCGGGCTTGAAAACTTCGTTGGCTGACGTCGCACCGATGAACAGCCGCTGAAAATCCTCATCGGCGAATAATTGCCGCGCGCTTACCGGGTCAAGGTAGCAGTTATAGGCGCCATCAATGTCCGGCACCGCGTTGAGTCGAAGGTTGGCGACCGCATCGAGAACATTGGTCATCGCCAAGGTGTCCGTCGCGGTCAGCTGCCCGGTATTGCCACGTTTGTTCGGTCGCAGGATTAGCGACGCGGTGCTGGCCTGCACGGTGTTACCGGTCGTCCCATCAGCGACGCTCACGCTGCTCGAAAAAGACAGTTCGCCTGATATGCCGCCAGGCGTCGTCGAAACGTTGGTTCCGTCCGGCACCACGCCAACAAGCGAATACGTGTCGGCGCCCACAACCACGCTCAGCGGATTGGCTGCCGAAACAGACTGTTGCACGCCGTTGACGAAGCCTGACTGAAAACCGCGAACATCGTCCACGCTGATCGTCGGTCCCGCGCTGCCCAACGTCGTGACAACCCGGGTATTGCCGCCAAAATACGCCGAAAACAGCGCGTTGCGCGCCAGATCGTCCAGGCTGCGCGCCGCTTGCTCACCGTTTACATAAGCATTCTGTAGGAACAGGCTCGCAATGCCTACGCGGCTCGTTACCATGTTCAGGTCCATGGTCGAGGCATAGTTGTAGAGGGTCAGCGTATATTGCTCAACACCCCAGGTGCCGGCCGTCAGTCCGTTATCCAGGTTGGTATTGGTCGATGGCGCCAACGGCACCGTCACAGCCGGCCGCAATCCTGCCCGCGTCTTGGTTAGCGTCTCGCCGATGCCGACGGCGAATTCCTCGCGATCGGCGCAGGCCCGGTATCCCAGCCGGGACCGCATAGCCTGTTGGAATTCCCGCTCCAGAAAGCCCTGCTGGATAATCGGTTGCAGCGCCGCGGGAAAGTTCTGGATACCCATTCAAGCCCCCAAAAAATTGGGGGCTCACGCCCCCTGATTTACCCAGTGCCAGAGTTATTGTCGTCGACTGCTTAACGTCGGCGCAGGAGATCGGCGCGCGCGGTCCGCCACTCATCGAGAGTCATTTCAGTGGCGAGTTTTTCCCGCACAGACGAATGCTTCGGTACGCCCGCGGCGCTACTCGAACTCTGCGCCGCGAACAGCCACGGCTTGTCGCGCCGCATTCGCGTCATGACCGCCGCGGCGCCTTTCACCTGGCCGGACTCATCGATCGTAAGCTCGGCAGCATCGATCAGCTGCAGCCCGTCCATATCAACCATGCCCGCCTTGAACGCTTCAGCGCGCAGCTCGGCCTGGATCAGGCGCTGATCCGCATCCGCACGCACAGCCTTCAGGCTGGCCTCAAGTCGCGCATTATGGTCGCGCAGCGCGGCGATTTCATCGTCGTTTGGTGGCACAATGTCGTCGCTCGTCATATCGCCTGCTCCGCTTGAATACGCGCCAACTCAGCCTGAATATCGGTTATGCCAAACTCCGGTGCCAAAGCGCGCATGGCCGTTTGGCGCGACATTTGCCGCGCGCTTACGAGGTCAATCACTGTCCGTGCGTCACGCTGGCGGTCTGCCGAGTCGGTTGGATACCAATCCGGCCATTGTAAAGCGATCGGGCAGTCCGCATCGCAGTCGGCGAATATCTGGCCATCCATATGCAAGGCGTAGATGCCGCTCGCGCGCAACACCATACGCAACAGCGGTACCAGCGCGCCCTGGCCGTAGCTGATGCGTAGATTATCGGCCAACCAAAGCAGCCCCTGATTCATCAGCTCCAACGCCCGGCCACTGGCCGGCGCGGTCAGCCGGTTAGCATCAGCGCGGTTGCCATGCACGCTTTCTAGCGCAAATTCTCGCAATGTGCGCACGTACTCGATAACCGCCTGGCTTGCCGTGCCGCCGATTTCCAGCAGCTTGGCGTCACCCTTTTCGCTGACCACCAGCGCGTCCGCAGCGCCACGCACCATGGTGCGGTCCAGCCCGGCCGGCTCCCGAATCAGCAGGGTAGGATCGCTACTATACTTTAGCCCTCGGCCCGCCTGGCTCAGTTGGTAGTCGATTTCAATCGACGTTTCTATCGCGGCACGAAACGTGCACGCGCCATCCACGCCATCGCCTCCGGGAAGGTTTCGTACCCACACAATCGGCACAAACCCCAGCCCGTGGCGAACCGATCGTGCATCGTCTTCTATCGCTGTCGCGATTTGGCCAACGGGCGTCGGCACATACCTTATTTCCCGCTCAGCGTCCCAGCGCCGCATGAACCAATAGATCGTGTCGGGATCGTCGATATCGTAACCCATGGCCGCCA